CGTGCCAGATGGTGGGGCTGTAGGTTCTGCCGTTGATGTAGGCTTGTTCTGATATGTCAGCTAATGGGCCACTCCACATCAGGCTGTTCTGGTCAGGCTTACGTACCTTCTGCTTCTCACGAATGACAACCTCGATAGGCTGCATAGGGTCTACAGGGGCTTGGTCAATAAGTAGACGTGCTGTGGCTTTCTGCATATCGCCTACTAGGTGAATAGTCTTGGTAGGGTATTTGTCTCTCATGGCTTGAACACCACGACAGCGTTGGGGAAAGGTGCCGGATTTTTGTGTCCGCCGAACTTGAGCCTGCCCTTGATAAACTCGATCTGTCCTTTCATCGCGTAGTCATGCCACCACTTCGTGTCAGTACGAGCAGGCACTAGGCAAACCACAGTCGCTCCATTGAGCGATGCTTCATAAGCCTTTTTCATCCATTGGGAAATCTCACGTCCATAAGGTGGATTCATCCAGCAAGATCCTGCCCACTCCTGCTTTAGCCCATCCATCGCCGGCGTATAGAATTTGGCGCATTTGGCGTTCTCAGGGAGGGCGCATACGTCCGTTTCGAAGTGGTATTGCTCGTCATACTTCCTGAAGAAGTCGAGTGGCGTTTCCCAAACTACTGTCTTGCTGGAGAAGTGAACTGACATGTCATTCATTAGCGTCATCTCTGCTTGCGAATTCGGAGCGCTCTATGGATTCATAGGCACAGGCAATACTTTGTTCATTAGGCTTCTGTGCTAATGGGCTGGGTTGCAGAACATCAGGCTTGGGTTCATAGCGATTTAATGACCCTTCCCTGAAAGTCTCCCGAATGGTTCCTTCTGAAGTTACACGCTCAACATGGACAAGCCGTTTAAGTCTTGTAATTCCGTAAACAGAAAAGACCACACTGTCGTTGCTGACATGCGTCAACAAATCACCAATTTCTAAATATTCGGCAGTAACCATTCACACGCTTCCTTTCTGATCCATGCCTATTTACCGAGTAACCGACAAAACCTGATTTGGGGAAATTTGGTTACGCTTCGTGGATACGGGTTGCCGAGCATCCAACTTGGGTTTCATAAAGCAAATCCAGTGCGTGTTGCTACGCTTGCCAGAGATGTGGCCAACAAGAGGCTTAACCTCTGTCAGCTTCAGAATCTCGCTCGTCTTAATCTGAATTTCGTTCCACTTGAAGATCAACACGCCTTCTTGCTTGAGTACGCGGAATGCCTCTTTGAACCCTGCGGCAATGTCCTCTTGCCATGTCTCATTCAGTACGCCGTACTTCTTGGCCATCCAACTATTCTTGCCAAGCGCCTTCAGGTGAGGCGGGTCAAACACCACAACGGAGAACGAGTTATCCGCAAACGGCAGCTCGGTGAAGTTGATGTGCATATCAGGCGCAATCTCCAACTTCCGCCCATCGCAAAGCGTGTGTTCTTCGGTGCGAATGTCTCCAAACAGAACGTCAGGGTTGGTGCGGTCGAAGTGGAACATCCGTGAACCGCAGCACATGTCTAAAATTGGTTTTTCCACCAAGCGTCCTTTCTGCAATGAATCAATTAACCGAGTAACCGTATGTCCCAAATCAACCCGCCATCTCCATCAGCGCACATGAACCATTACCTATATGCGCCCCTTCTCTTCTTCCTATCCATGTGGCGTGTCTTTCTTCAACTTTCCTGCCAACAGGTGGTGTATAGCGTTGGTACTCACTGAGGAATGAGAGTGGGCCTTGTGGCAATAGCGGGACCGTGTGTTCTTTCACAACGCGTTTTTGCCTGAGTTCGGATGCTCGGCGCTGCACTTCTTCTTTCGTCCAACTTCCATCCATCGCTACGTAAAGCCATGGCTTCTCGTCGCTAAACCGAATTACCTTGTCAGCCAGCGGCCCTTCCATGTAGGCACGAACTGATGTGTAGCTAAGTCCAGCGCGTCCGGCTATTTCGTGTACCGTTGAAACCTCTTTGCAGGCATCGAGGATGAGTTGCTTGGTTTCTTCTAGTCCGCCTTTTGTCAAAATCATTTGTTGTCCTTGTTAATCGGTTGCGGCTTATCCCACTTGGGGTAGTTCTTCTCAATTACTTTTCCATCCTCAAACCTTGTTGCGCGGTAGGCTATGTCTCCGAACTCGCGCTGCATTGACTTGATGAATTCGTTGATGGTCATCTGTAGCTCCGCACTGGCTGCAACCGTGGAGCCTGATAACCTTCGCTGTAGGTCGAGGTCTTGTTGTCGTAGTTGAGCTGAACCATTCCAGGCTTGCCACGCGCCTTGAAGCGAACCTTCTGGATGTGGATTTCTACCTTGTCGGTATCGCCGGTTACGTCGCGCCATACGGTGATGCAGTTGTCAGCCTTGTTGTACCAATGGGCAGAGCCGGATATGTCATAGGGGCGCGGCACCGGATAGTTGCCATCCTTGTCTTTCGCCATCTTCATTGGGTGGGCGACGAGGAAAAGATGTGTCTTGTAATCACGAGCAAAGCGGCGAAGCTCGGTCAACACGCGTGAGATATATTCGGTCTCGGATAACCCTGCTGGCCGGTAGTGATCCATCTCATTCCATGGGTCAATAATCATGGCCTTGGGCATCGCTGTCGTTTGGTCAAGGAATGGCGCTGCTTCGTCTGCAATATGGCGCGGCGTGAACTCGGTTTCGCTGGTCTTGATGAATGCGAAGTTCTTTTCAATCTTCGCCATGGCATCAATCATTTCATCATGCGTCATGCGGCCTTCGCCGTGGAACGGCTTCACCGCTACCTTTTCCAGAATCTTCGCAAGGTGCATTTCGAGCGGGTGATTCTCAGGAGAGAAAATCGGGATGCGGAAGTTATGCTGGCGTACCAGATTCACGCAAAGCGCATCCAGCCATTCGGATTTGCCATGGGAAGGCATGCCGGTGACTACGGTGAATTCGCCAGGGTGTACGGTGAAATGAAAGTCCAGCGCATCCCACCCTGTGCTGTAGCCGCGTACCATCTTGGAGTTGTAGAGCTGGTTAACTTCTGCCAGCAGGTCTCTAGGCTTGAGGATCATAGGGAGAGCTTCCTTTCCTTCTGTGGGGCTGGCGTTTCGCCTGAGTATTGGGAAAACTTGGTTGCGTTAAACAGGGTTTCTGGGCGCAGGTATTTGTTCATGTCGGTATGCAGCCATTCATGAACCTTGTTATCAATTACGGTGATGCAGTCTTGTTCAGTGAAGCCTTCACCAAGACGCGCAGAGATGAACTTCAGGTTTGCAGAGGTGGGCTTGTATCTTTTCCCAGCCTGTTGATTCAGGTATTCGAGAATAGAAACGCATATATCTTTTGTATTGTTTTTTGTAGTTTCTTTTGTGGGTATCGTTTTGATACTGGCAAATTGTTGTTTTGATACCCCCTTTGTATCGTTTTGATACTGGGGTATCGTTTTGATTCCACCACCCCATGAGGCATATTGTTTAACTAAACCAATAACTTGTCCGTGCTGTCCGTATTGTTTTGATACCACCCCAAGCTCAACCAGCTCCGCTACAGCATTTACCGTAGCGCTATGATTCAAGCCAGTTCCAGCCGATATTTGTGAAATGCTCATTTGGTCCGTTTTCTTGTTGTATCCGTATGTTTTCCTGATGACGAACAGCACTACCTTTAGCTGGCGTTTGCTAAAGTCGAACGCAATGATTGCCTCAAGCAATTCATTGGCTATGCGGGTATGCCCATCCTCGATCTGAGGATTCCCATAGCTGGCTACTGGCTGCTCTAATTTCACGTATTACTTCCAGCCCAGAGCCTCTTTCAGCTTCAAGTTCCACTTGTGAACACGCCTGGCCCTGCACTGCTTCGTCTTTGCCTTGTTGATGGTCTTTGCTATTCGCTTAACATCTGTCAGAGCCATGTTTTTCTTCCTTGTGTGATACCGCACCGAACCGAACTGAATACTTCTGCTTTAATGCCGCTTAATGGGCTTCTTGTAACCTGCCTAGATGCCCCAAAAAGAATCGTCCTTGTATTCAGGTGCAGCATTGATCCTCCAGGCGTTAAAGCGCTCCCAAAGCATCAGCCCTCCCCAGATAACCACTACCCAGAGAGTGCCGAACCCGATACAGGCCAGCACTGACATTGCGAATAACCCGTAGGTGTAGTCCATATCGCCTCCTATGCAAAAAGTTCTGGTTCAACGTACTTCATGGCTTCTTTCATCTTCTTCTTTGAAACCGTGAACTCGTCTGTAAACGCTTTCTTGAGCGCCTTGTTTGCCGCCCTGACCTTTGGCGCCTGCATCTGCGCTAGGTGGTCACGCAATGGGCCCGCTCCTTGATGGCAGCAAAGTACGAGAGTTGCAGGCTTGGATGTGTCCACCTGCTGGCATTTCTTGCAACCTGCTACATGGTCAAACCATTCCTTACTCATCACCGTCTCCTTTTGAGGGCCCTCTAAATTTCCTACTTACGGCTTCTGATGCCGTAGACCTTTGCAGGCGTCTTGCCTGTGTTCCTTCGAATTCGACTTGCCACACCATCCTTGACCAACCGAGCTGCAGCCTCTTCTTCCGTTAGCCCGTGCATAGCTGCATAGGCTTTCAGGACGCCCATCTCCTTATCCGAAAGAAGGATTGGAACGTCCTCGTTCGGGCCCTTGTTGGTCACTTTAGAGGGCCCTCTTAGGCTGCAAGACGGGCCATTTGTGGGGCTTCGTTTTCGATCATGTTTCCTACAGAAT